CGCTGCGAGGCTTCGTCTTGCCCTTGGTGATCCAGAAGCAATCTCGATCAACAAAGGCGAACACGATCTTTTGATCGAGCATTTCACCGCAGAATATCCCGTGCGAACGGAAGCTCGCGGTCGCGTTGTCGACGAATGGAAAATGGGCGGGCGCGACAATCACTGGTGGGACTGCTTGGTCGGAGCAGCGGTCGCGGCATCGATTGCAGGCGTGCGCCCACAAGCAACCGAAGCTGGCGGGAGAGCGCGTCGAAAGGTGGAAATGCCCACTCGCTCAAAGAAAAAGATCACGGTCACGCGCCGCGGAAATTAGCCATAGGCGGCACGATGCGGTCGCCTGTCGGTTAGTGTCGCGATATATGAGCGACACGCTGCGCGACAATATCGAAACAACCGCCGCCAACCCTGCGCGCGTTCGCACGGATGCAGGCGAAGTCGAGTCACACGACCTCGTAAAGATGGTTGAAGCCGACAAGTATCTTTCTGCTGCGCGAGCCGCGAAGACGAAGAACCGCGGCCTGCGCTTTACCCGAATCGTGCCGCCGGGAACGTATTCGTGAGCTTTTTCGATCGACTCTTGGGACGCAAGGAAGCGCGGCGCGCGGAAGCGATGCCGGTGCGGGTGCGTGGTCGTTTCGATGCCGCGGAATCGCTCGACGATCGCAAGCACTGGCAAAACGCCGATTGGTTCTCGCTCGACGGCGCGCTGACCGCAACCGTGCGGCGCACCATGCGCAATCGCGCCCGCTACGAACGACTCAACAACTCATATCTCGCAGGCATTTCCGACACGCTCGCCAACGATCTGATCGGCACAGGCCCGCGGCTTCAACTCACGACCGGCAACAACGATTCCGATCGTGCGGTTGAGACTGCATTTTACGAGTGGAGTTGGCACGTCAATCTTGCGGGCAAGCTTCGCACGATGCGGCAGTCGAAGCTGATCGATGGCGAAGCCTTTGCGATGATGATCACGAACCCGCGACTCGACGGCGTTCAGCTCGATCTGCGACTGATCGAGGCAGAGCAAGTCGCGACGCCAATCGGCGTGCGCGTGCCGCTTGAAACGCCGGAAGGCTCGATCGTCGATGGTCTTGAATTCGACGAAACCGGCAACGTGATCGCCTACAAGGTTCTGAAGTATCACCCCGGCTCAAACTATCGGGTCAGCAACTTTGAATTCAATCGGGTTGTCGCCGAGAATATGTTCCACTGGTTTGCGTCGGTGCGACCGGCGCAGCATCGCGGAGTTTCGGAAGTCGCGCCGTGTCTGCGCCTGTTCGCTGACATGCGGCGATTCACTGGCGCGGTGATCGCTGCCGCGGAGACTGCCGCTGATTTCGCTGCGTTCCTCCACAGCAACTCTCCCGCGGCTGAAGTCGATGAAGTGGATGCCTTTCAATCGATGGAGATTGAGAAGCGCAGCATGGTGACGCTGCCGGAAGGATGGTCTGTCTCGCAGCTTCGCGCAGAGCAGCCAGTGTCCACATACGCGATGTTCAAGCGCGAGATTCTCAACGAGATCGCCCGCGCGCTGCAACTTCCATACAACATCGCCGCGCTCGATTCGTCGTCATACAACTACTCGTCTGGCAGACTCGACGCGCAATGTTATCTGCAAACTATCCGCGTTCAGCGCAACGATCTTGAGCGAACGATCATCGATCGTCTTTTCCGCGCGTGGTGCGACGAAGCTGCGCTTGTCGGCATTATTCCATCTGGAATGCCGCCCGTTGCCGAGTGGACGTGGACGTGGACGTGGGACGGTCGCGAACACGTTGACCCGATGAAAGAGGCGAACGCAACTGAAACAAGACTGCGCACGCACACGACAACGCTCGCCGCTGAATACGCGCGACAAGGCAAGTCGTGGGAAGTGGAGTTGCGCCAGCGCGCCGCAGAGATCGCGCTGATGAAGGAACTCGATTTGTTCGTCGATCTTCAGCCGGAAACCAACTATGGCGGGCAGCTCGACGAAGACGGCGAGCCTGCCCCTGCGGGTGAGAAATGAATTTCGAATTTGACTGCGAGGAGGACGATCTTTCGATCGTTGTCTTTCTATGAATCAGCTTGCCATTCAATCGAGCGTGAACTTTCTTGCCGCCGCCGAAGGCGAAAGCGAGGCCGCGCCAATTCGGTTCACGATCGAGGCTTACACCGGCGCGCCGATTCGGCAGCAATGGTCGCGCGAGCCGATCGTGATCGATCTCGCCGGAATGAAGTTCAAGCAATCATTGCCCATCGTGCTGGGGCACGATTACTCGCTCGGCTCGATCCTTGGTCAGACGACCGGCGTTCGCGTCGAGGGAAGCAAGCTCATCGTCGAAGGCGAAATCCTCGCCAGCGGCGACACTGCCGATCGCGTCGCTGCGCTTGCACGTCGCGGGTATCAGTGGCAAGCCAGCGTTGGCGCAGACGTTCGCCAGCACATGAAGATCGACGCCGAACGTGCCGTTGAAGTCAACGGTCAGATGTTCGCGGGGCCGATCAGAATCGTCAAAGCCTCCGCTCTGCGGGAGGTTTCTTTTTGTACCCTTGGCGCAGACGCAGATACGCGCGTTTCCATTGCCGCAGATTTTGCGGAAACGGAGGAACTTCTTATGGCGGACAACGCCAACGAAACGCCAGTGGACGACCAGAAGGTCGTCGCTGAAGCCACGGCGATTGTCGCCGCGGAAGCCCCCAAGACCGATGCCGTGGTTGATCATTCGTCGATCATCGCATCTCTGACCGAGAAAGTTGCCAACATGGAAAAGTTGATCGCGACCCGCAATGACCGCGCCCCGGCCATCCACGTCGCCGAGCAGATCAACGGCGAGAAGGTCATCGAAGCCGCGCTGTGCTTGCAGGCCGGTCTTCCCTCGTCGATTGTCGAGAAGAATTTCGACGAGCGGACGGTCGAGGCTGGCGAGAAAATGAAGCGGACGACTTCGCTTTCCGAAGTTGTCGTCGAAGCTGCGAAGGCGAACGGTTACACCGGCTCGCATCGCATCTCGACCGCTTCGCTCCCGGTGATCCTCCGCGCCGCGTTCGCCACTCACCAGATCAGCGATCTGCTGTCTGCGGTGACGAACAAGTTTCTCCTCGCCGGTTTCAACGCCGTCGAGTCGACGTGGCAGGACATTTCTGCCGTTCGAAGCGTGAACGACTTCAAGTCGATCAACATGTTTCGGCTTAACGGCTCGTTCAAGTTCACGAAGGTTGGCAACGGTGGAGAACTGAAGAACGCTGCCGCGAGCGACTACAAGCGAAGCGTGGCGGCAGAGCAGTATGGTGTTTACAGCACCATCACCCGTGCCGATCTCATCAATGACGATATGAACGCTCTTAGTCAGGTGCCACAGCGCATCGGACGCGGCGCGGCTCTGTCGCTCAACGAAGTGATCTGGAGTGAGTTCCAGGCCGACAACGCCAGTTTCTACCAGAGCGTCACCGCTGCTGCGGGCAACGCTCTGTCCCTCACTAGCTTGAAGGCTGCTGCGGTCGCCTTCCGCAAGCTGAAGGACACTGACGGCAACCCGCTCGCACTCGCTCCGCGCGTGCTGCTTGTGCCGCCAGAGCTTGAGCTTTCCGCTGCCGAGCTGATGTCGTCTTCGTTGCTCATCACGGGCAGCGACACTACTCGCGGCAACGCAAACGTTCTCGCCGGTCGGTATCGCGTCGCGACTTCGTCTTACCTGACGAACGCTTCGACGTGGTGGTTGATGGCTGATGCTGCCGATCTGAACGCGCTTGATGTCGTGTTTCTGAACGGTCAGCAGTCGCCGACGATCGAGCAAGTGTCTGTTGACGCCGACAAGCTTGGAATCGGCCTCCGCGGGTACATGGATTTCGGCGTGAGCAAGGCCGAATCGCTCTCGACGCTGCGGATGGCAACCGCTTGATGAGTTAATGCGGAAACGCAGCAATAACTGAAAACCGTAGCCGGGGGTGGGCAAAACCCGCCCCCGGCATGACGAACACAACAGCAACAACCACATCAAAGAAAGCTAGGTGTCAAAAATGGCCGATTACTATCAGGATGGAGATGTCATCGACTACACGCCTTCCGCTGCGGTCGCAGCGGGTGCGGTGGTCGTTCTCAATGACCTTGTGACGATTGCGATGCGCCCGATCGCTGCGAACCAGCTTGGCGCGGTCGCGGTCGAAGGCGTGTTCTCGATGCCGAAGGCGGCGGGCGCGATTGGTCAAGGCGCGATCGTGTATTGGGATGCCACCGCTGGCAACATCACGACCACCGCTGGCAGCAACAAGCGAGCCGGTAAGGCCGCGAAGGCTGCTGCAAGCGGCGACGCCAGCGTGCTGGTTCTGATCAACATCGGTTGATCGTCGAAACGTCCCGCAACCCTCCGCAGGCGCGCCAACGTGCGCGCCGCGGAGGCGTTGCGTGGGTGAAGGGAGACTGCAATGCCCGACATGATTCGCGCCGGTGCTGCTTACTTGGCTTCCGCTTTGAAGAAGTCGGCAAGCACAAGCGTGACAGTGACAAGGGGAACCCAATCGCGAAGCGTGCTTGCGGTCGTTGGAAAGTCGACCTTTGAATCAGTTGATCAAAGCGGGGTCACTGAAAGTTGGGAGTCGCGCGACTTCATCATTTACGCGGCAGACCTTCCGTTTGGTGAACCGCACAGACACGACAAGATCACAGAAACGATTGGTGGCGTTGCGCGCGTGTATCAAGTCTCCGCACCGCGTGGCGTTCCGTTGTTTCACTACTCTGACGCTTTTCAGTCTGCGGTTCGAATTCACACAACGCGAGTTGACTGATGCCATTCTTTAATCTGCCGCAGTCTGGTTCCGGTGGTGGCAGCGGAAGCGCGACGCTCTCCGGTGTTGGTGCGCCAAGCAGTTCAATTGGCGTTGACGGTCAACTCTACATCGATACCGCATCGAACACGCTCTATGGGCCAAAGCAGAGCGGTTCATGGGGAAGCGGCATTGCGCTCACTGGTGCTTCTTGGGCAGAAATCACAGGCAAGCCATCGACGTTTGCACCATCTGCGCATACGCACGCAATCGCAGACGTGACGAGTCTGCAAACGGCGCTTGATGGCAAGGCTGCTTCATCGCACACGCACACGATATCGAACGTCACAGGCTTGCAAACAGCAATTGACGGCAAAGCTGCAACAACGCACACGCACATCATTGCCGACGTGAGCGGTTTGCAGACCGCGCTTGATGGAAAACAACCAACCGGCACATACGCAACGCTTGTCGGTGGCGTTGTGCCGAGTTCACAGCTTCCAAGCTATGTAGACGATGTGGTTGAGGTGTCTTCTCTGCCGGGGAGCGGCGAAACGGGAAAAATTTACGTCAACACAACCACCGGCAAGGTGTATCGATGGAGCGGTTCGGCGTTTGTCGAAATCGCCGGTTCACCGGGAAGCACTGATGCGGTGCCGGAAGGCTCAACGAATCTCTACTTCACGAACGCTCGCGCCGTCGCTGCCTTGTCTTCGTCACTTGCAACCAAGGCAAACGTGTCGCACACGCACGCGATCAGCGACACGACAGGCTTGCAAACTGCTCTTGATGGCAAGCAAGCAGCGGGATCGTATGCAGCGGCGTCTCACACTCACACGGCATCGCAGATCACGGACTTTAGCACGGCTGTTGTCGCAGTTGCCCCCCCCACTACAAA